AGCCGCTCGGTGTTGGCTGCGGCCTCAGCGGCCTTGGCGGCCAGCCAGAGGGCTTTGAGTTCGTGCAGGGTGGGTGTGGGTGTGGTCATGGGTGTCTTTCAGGAGAAGTAGCGGCCGGCGATGAAGCCGATGCACATGGCGGCGGTGGTCAACATGGCCGCGATCAGCAGCCAAGCCAAGTCACCGGGCTGTTCGGTTGACTCGTGCTCATAGGCTGAGTCGGGGAATTGCTGTGGGGCGGGTTGCCCGGCGCGATAGCGGTTGGTCATGGCAGCCATCCCAGCACGGCGATGGCGAGAAAGCCCAGCAGCGCGGCGATGCTGAAACCCAGCACCACGCGGTCATGCGGGTGGATGGGCTCGGGCTCGGTTTCGATGCGCTGGCTGGTGTGCGGCCCGAAGGCCTCCTCCAGCGTGCGGGCGTAGCGGGCGTAGCGGTCGCGGTTCATGCTGCGCTCCAAAAGCTGCTGTCCAGCCGGGCCAGAGCTTCTCTGGCCGGAAGCACTGCACTGGCCGGGTGGTCGGCCCCGATCTCGTCAAAGAAGCCGCCTTCGACCTGGGCGATCAACTCTTTCAGCGATCCGACCACGCCCAGGCCCACCGGGTGGTCAACGCACTTTTGTGCACTGCTGATTTCGTCGGCGAGCGACTCGGGGCTTTGGTTCATCCAGAGCGCTTCCGTCCAATCGCCGAAAGCGGCCTGCAGCTCATAGAGCATCGCGGCGGTTTCCGTCGCGCTGGGCCGGTGGCCGAGCCGGATGGCTTCGGTGAGTGCTTGCATGGGGGTCATCTGTCGCTCCTTGTGGCGGCCTGTGTGCCAGGCCGATGGAGAGACTTTAAGGCATTCGTGCCTTAGAAGTCAAGGCAAACCTGCCTATCATCCGATGAACGGTAAGCGCGCATGGTGCGCGCATGGGCTTGCGGTTAGGCCAGGGGGAGTTGCGTTACCAGCTTGCGGAGCTTGTCATAAAGCTCTTTCTCCACCCTGGTGAGTTCGCAAACTGGCGGGTTCTTTGGGTCAAGGCCCGGTATCAATATTTGCCAGGGCAGTAACCCAAACGCGCTGGCGATGGCATCTATTTGCTTGAGCTGCGGGCTGTGCTCTTCGTTGAGGATGCGGCCAACGGTGCGCTGATCGATGCCGCTGCGCTTGCCCAGTGCGGCCTGGGTGCGCAAATCTTCGCTGGAAAGCATCAGCGCTTTGACGTTGGTGGAGAGGATATGGCCGGTCATGGCTAATTGTCCGCTGGCACCGTTTGTCGAAACAAGGCAAGTGTGCCTTGACAGCTAAGGCAAACGTGCCTCAGAATACTCCGATGAACACAAAAACCCTCCTCGATCAAGTGGTCGCCGAGCTTGAAGCGCGCACCGGTTCGCTCCGGGAAGTGGCTGATCTGAGCGGCATTCCTTACGACACGGTGCTGCGCATCAAGAACCGCGAGAACGATCCGTCGTACAGCAAGGTTCAGACGCTGCACACGTTCCTGTTCGCTGGCGGCAAGCGCGAACAGGCGGCCTGAGCCATGGCCGCGACCGCTGTGCTGTGGAGTGGTGGTTTTCGCCATGGGCTACGTACTTTGCGCGCTTTCTAGCGGTTTGCAAGGTGATCGTTTTCACATAGGTTTTTATCCATAGGACGACTCTGAGTCGGGCCTAAGCGTTTTGGCGGTGTGGCCGCGCTTTCTATCGGCCACAAAAAGAAACCCACCGTCTACGCCGCTGTAACGGCTCGGGTGGGTTCTGAAGGAAAAGAAGTATGCCAGAAGTAAACACTACGCGCGCCGTCATGGTGCCCAGAGGGAATCAATATCTTTCGGATGACCGCTGATGGCGAGAATTCGAACGATCAAGCCAGAGTTTTTCACGAGCGAAGACATCGTGAGTTTGTCGCCATACGCGCGACTGCTTTATATCGCCATTTGGTGCGAGGCAGACCGAGAGGGGCGGCTGGCTTGGAAGCCAAAGACTTTCAAGATGCGCTACCTGCCAGCGGATGACGTGGACATCAATGCGCTGTGCGCTGAGATTTTGCAGGCCGGGCTTGTCAAGCAATACGGGGATGCCTACGCGTACATCCCGGCTTTTCATGCTCACCAGCACATCAACCCACGCGAGGCCACCAGTCAACTGCCGGAGCCACCAAAAGCAGACGCGAAGCCCACGCGTGCGCCACGCGTCAATCACGCGTCATCACGCGACAGTGACACGCAGGTAGGAAGGGAAGGGAAAGGAAAGGAAGGAAAGGATGACGCGTCGTCACGCTTCGAGGAATTCTGGAAAGCCTACCCGCGAAAGACCGCCAAGGACGATGCACGCAAGGCGTTTGAAAAACGAAAGCCAGACGCTGAGATGCTGGCTTCGATGTTGACGGCCCTTTCGGTGCAAGCAGCCTCACCCGCTTGGACGAAGGACGGTGGCCAATTTATCCCGCACCCGGCGACCTGGCTCAACGGTGGCCGCTGGCAGGACGGCGAAGCCTTGGGGACAACCCCAGCCTTGGGGGCGTTCGTATGACCGGCCACGAACACCTGTTGGCCCTGCGCCGATCCGGGATGGTTCCGGCTTGCGTATGGGTTTCTGATGACGACACAACCGCGTCGATCCGCTCAGCCCGCGATTGGCATACGCAGCCGAACGCGGTGCTGGGCAAGCTGGTGGCGCATATCCGGCTCGCTGCTGACGACATCCCCGAGACGCTGGACTTCCGCCCGCTGGTGGGCTTGCGTGTGCACCTCGTTTGCGACCGAGACCAAGCGCGCTCGCGTCGTGTGTTCCGCGCCCTGGCCGATGCCAAGCCCTCGTTTTTGATCGCTGCCCACGGTGGCGAAGTTTGGACACATGGAGGCCCGAATGGCGCAAATCATTGACTTCGACGAAATCGACTTTTCGGTTTATGAGCACGAAACCGAGGCCAAACAAAAGGTCAAGGACGCCGCGATCTGGGTTCAGGAGCTGATCGACCGCATCCGCAACCCGCTGCACACCCCCCGCGTCGTGATGCCCTGGCGCAAGACGCACGCGCTGATCCAGTTTCGCCCTGGCGAGGTGACGGTCTGGGGAGGCGCGAACGGCCAAGGCAAGTCGATGGTGACGGGTCAGATTGCCCTGAGCCTTTGCACCCAGGGGCACAAGGTCTGTATCGCCAGCTTTGAGATGAAGCCGGTCAAAACGCTGGAGCGCATGGGCCGCCAGTGGTCAGGCGAGAACCCAGACCACCCGGCGTTTTACGGCGTGCCCGAGGCGAAGGAGCATCTGCTTGACGTGTATGAGCAGTTCCGCGACTGGACAGCCGACAAGCTGTTTTTGTACGACCAGCAGGGCACTGTGACCGCTAAGCAGGTTTGCGCGGTGGCTCGATATTGCGCGGTGGAGAAGGGCGTGACCCATTTTTTTGTGGACAGCCTGATGAAGTGCGTGAGCGGTGAAGACGATTACAACGGCCAAAAGGCGTTCGTCGATGAACTGACCGCCATCGCCCGCGACCACCAGATCCACATCCATCTGGTGCATCACATCAAGAAGCCACCGAACGAAGACCACAAGCCCAACAAGTACGACTACAAAGGCAGCGGAGCGATTACCGACCAAGTGGACAACGTGATCTCGGTTTGGCGTAACAAGCCAAAGGAGCGCAGCCGCGAGGTGGGCAAGGCCGTGAGCGATCAGGAACCCGACAGCCTGCTGATTTGCGACAAGCAGCGAAACGGCGAATGGGAGGGCTCAATTGGCCTTTGGTTTCACCGGGACAGCCAGCAGTTTGTGGGCGCGTTTGACGAACAGCCGCTGGTGATGTACCGCCACCCAGCCGAGGACTGACATGCAATTTGTCTTGACACCCAGCCCCAACGTGACCGCCGAACGCGCCCGCCTGCGCGTGTTGCGCGACCAGATCGCCGCCAATGTCGCGGCGCGAAAAGAACATGACCGCAAATTCACCCCTCGAGGCTTTGACGGCGTGCGAGCCGGTGTGCACCACGACGCCCGCGCCGTGGCCTGGGCGCTGGCAATCCTTGGGGAGCCAGTCTGTGCATGAAGCCCTGCCAAGACTGCCAGCGAGCCGCTGTAGGCCCGCTGTACCGCCTTCACTGCCCGACATGCGTGTATTGCGGTGCGCGGCTGATTCAGAAAATCCAGAAGCTGCCCATATCGGCGGAAGACAAGCGCACCCGCTGCCGTCAAGTGCTGGCCGATTGGCTGGCTTTTGGGCACAACGAATTGCAGCTTCGGGCACTCGCCAAAGGGCCGGTGCCGTTGCAGCCAACAGACAAAAGGTGAGCCAATGACCGACATCAACACCCTGCTGGCCGAGCGCCAGAAAACGCATGGCGACTTCGCCACGCATGCTGAGCTGTGCCAGTACCTGAGCGACACCATGCGCGCCTCAGACGGCTGGCTGCACCTGGACGCCGATCAGCGGGAGGCGCTGGAGATGATCCAGCACAAAGTCGCCCGTGTGCTCAACGGCAACCCGAACGAGGCTGATCATTGGCGCGACATTGCGGGCTATGCCACGCTGGTGAGCCGTCGGCTGGAGGCGAAGCAATGAGCCGCCCCAATTGGCATCCTGTGGACGCGGAAAGGGGCGCGCTGTGACGGT